GATCCAAGACGTATCTTACAGGTGTTTCGTAATGGTGGCAAAAGTTATATCGTTGGTGCTTATGTTTGTTGGAAATTGCTGACTGATCCCAACTGGACCTGCATCATCATATCAGCCAAACGTAATCTAGCATTGAGGAATTCACAGTTCATCAGGCACACCATAGAAAATCATCCCTTGTTGCAACATCTCAAATCGGATCTATACACATGGAAGACAGAAACATTCACGGTGGAACGACCAGTGATGCAGTTGAACCCAAGTGTTACCATTTCTTCACTGGGTGCTTCTTACACAGGATTACACGCGACCACTATATTGGCCGACGACGTAGAAACATCCGACAATGTTATATCCCAAGATGCAAGGGCCAGGATCAAAGAGCGAGTAGCAGAGTTTGGAAAGATTGCAAAAAATATTTTTATGATAGGAACACCACACACAGATGATTCGATCTATGATCACCTAGTAGAAAAAGGTTACAGCATAAAGAAAGTACCAGCAGTTAGGACACGCACAGTGACACAGGAAGATTCAACACAAATAGAAGAAGAATATCTTGCTTGGCCAGATCATCCGGAAGGCATGATGACTTATGAATGGTTAGAAAGACAGCGTATGGAAACCACTGAAGGTGATTACATGAGTCAATACATGCTGATACCACAGACCATCTATCAACCTTTGGTACAATTGGAGAACATCAAATACTACAACGATGAGTTGGAATGGTCAAACATAGCACAACCATTTGGCAATTTCATCAGCACCTGTAAGTTGGGTCGTCATCAGATAACTCGTGTGTGTGCGGCCTGGGACGCGGCCACTGGTCTTTCAGGACGTGATGCTTCTGTGCTGTCCATATGTGCCAGAGACAATGACGGCAACACTTTTGTTCATGATGTGATCACGCTGTCGGCAGTGGATGAAAGCACCAAGGATTTTACCATACAGTGTAGGGAGATAATACAGGCCTGTGCCAAGCACAAGATATCACATGTGTTCGTGGAAGAAAACTTTTCGGCAACACTGGCCAACGAATTGCGTAGGACTGCTCGTGAAATGAAGATAATGGTACAGGTGATACCCAAATTTAGAAGCAAGAACAAGATGGTGTTCATAGCACAGATCATGGAACCATTGATCAAAGTGTCCAGATTGTTTGTGCATGAGAGGGTGAAAAATGGTAGCCTGTTGCTGGATGAATTACATCAATTCCCAAGGAACAAACATGATGACTGCATTGATGCTACTGCTGAATGTATATCCAATCTTCCCAACATCGCTGTGGATGTCACAAAGGTGGCAAAGGTGTTCAACCCTTTGCAAAATGCTGGAAGCCGTTTCAAGATCAACTAACCCGCAATCTGATAAATAATTTGAATGACAAATTTATTTATATAAACACACGCGCGAAATGTTTATATAATAACACACGCGCGAAAGTGATTATATAATAACACACGCGCGAAAAGGAGACCGATGAAAATATATTCAAAAATTGTTTTTGACAAAGACATGAACGTTATCGAAGAAGAATCATACGAATACAAGGGACCGGTAGCGATGTGTGGAGGGTCACCCCCACCACCACCATCACCCCCACCAGCACCACCACCACCACCCCCAGCACCAACACCAACACCACCGACCACTTACAGGACGACTGGTAGAGCGTTGCAGAGAGGCCGAGGAGGAAGAGGTGTTCTGGTTAGACCATCAGCGAGATTGGGTGCCGCACAAGATCCCAGCGTGGCATTCTCACAAACAGCAAGAAAGAATCTTTTACAACCCACTGAAGAGTTGGGTAGAAGTTTATTAAGATTGCTCGGAGGAGGATACTAATGGGTGGAATCATGCCAAAAGCACCAGCAATGCCAAGTGCGGAGGAACAATTCAGAACTCAACAAAGGCTACAGGAAGAGGCAGAATCTAGAGCAGTAGAGAAAGCCGAAAAAGAGCGAAGAGTTGCTGGATTGGAAGAACAGAGAAGACAAAAAAGAAGAAGAGGAGCATCTACTCTGATCACCAAAAGACCCGGAGGACTTCTGGGTGACATGGATGATTCACTGGGCACAGGTTCTGATTACCAATCATTATTCAAAATAGGCTAATGAAAGATTTTATCGCAAAAGCATACCGTTTGGCCAAGGCCGAACGTGACAAACACGAATCAGAGATATCTGAAGCGTATCTATACACGAGGCCCAACAGGGATCTGTATAGAAAAGATGCCAGTTCCACTGACCGTACAAAGATATTCGATAGCACAGCACCAGAAGGTGTACAGAATCTAGTTTCGACCATACTGAATCTATTGATTCCGCAAAACCAACAATGGTGCTCGTTGTCCGTGCGAGATGATTTGAAAGAAAGGATAGCGAGCGATGTCAAGACACAACTGGATGTGGCCAACAGGACCATATTCAAGACCTTGAGGGACAGCAATTTTTATGTTGCGGCCTCGGAAGCACTGACGGACTCGATCATATCTGGATGTGGATGCATCGGCACTTACGAAGACAACAAGATCAATTTCATAGCAATACCCAGCCATCAATTATATTTCCTGGACAACCACAAGAGCGAAGTGGACACAGTGTTCAGAGATCACAGCCTACCAGGTCACTACCTTTTGGAGACTTATGGAAGCAAACTCACAGATTCAATGAGAGATGCATGCGGCAAGGATCCCTACAAACAGCACAATATTTTAGAAAGTTGTTTCAGGAAGCCCATGGACAAGGAATACACCTACGTGGTGCAACTGGGTGAAACCGGAGACATACTGGAGCAAAAAAATATGCCGGTGCAAATGTTCACAGTATTCAGATTTGGTAAAACAGTTGGGGACATATGGGGAGAGTCACCTGTAAGGATGGCACTACCACATATCAGAGTGATCAATGAAGCACAGATGTTGTTCATGCAAGCGGCCGCGTACCTATCACTGGGTGCTTGGCAAGTGTCATCGGACACAGCAGTGAACTTTGGTAATATGAAATTGAGACCAGGAGACGTGGTCACAGTGGATCAACCCTTACAGGCCATACCATTCGCGGGCAACGTCAACATCACGGAGACCACGATAGATTACCACAGAAACATGATAAGATCCATGCTGTTCAATGATGTGATACTGCCACCAGACAGACCCACATATCAAACAGCCGCAGAAGTTCAAGTGAGACAAGCGGCATTTTTCCAAAAGATCGGACCATATGGTCTGCGATTGGAACAGGAATTTTTAAGACCATTGATTGGTAATTTAATTGTGCGATTACAGATGAGAGGTGAGATACAGCAGTTTGGAGATGCTGGAGGTATTTTGGAATTGGTAGTTAATTCAGCAGTCAAGAGAGGCATAGCACTCACAGAGATCACAAGGGATCTACAGATCCTGCAACAGGTTTCAGCACTGGGACCACAGGCATTGGCCAACGTTGACATACAGAAGATGGCAAGAAAAATTTTAAGAGATGGGGACATGAGTCCAGAAGTGATCAAGTCAGAAGCACAGGTACAGGAAGAACTGGAACAGCAGGCACAGGCACAACAAGCACAGGCATTGCAACAACTGGCCGGCCAACTACAGGAACAGAATCAGCAAACACCTACCGCTCCCTAGCAAGTAGATAAATATCTACGAACATAAACTAAAACAAAAAGAACAGAATATGACTCGTAGCACACAGCAACTCCAACAATTCTATAGACAGGTGTTCGAATCACCATCAGGACAGGCAGTATTGGCAGACCTGGACAGGATCATAAACCAAACCCGGATCACATCAGACAGCCCAAACCCTTACAGTGCGGTGTACATAGTGGCACAGCAACATCTATTGAGGAGGATCAAGAACATGTGTAGTGAAAAGAGCGTATCTAACAATGACAAGGAGCATCTACTGTAATGGAACAGAACGAAGCACAAGCACAAGCACCGGCAACGGAAAACACACAACAAGAACACTTACTGGACACAACACCAAATGAACCAGTGAGCACAATACCAACAACACAAGAGCAACAACAGGGTGCGATCACACAGGACAGACCCCAATGGTTGCCAGAAAAATTCAAAACACCAGAGGACCTGGCCAAGAGTTATTCGGAACTGGAGAAGAAAGTTTCGGGTAGCAAAGCACCAGACAAGTACGACTGGTCAATGACCAAGGACCTGGGATTGGAAGAAGTATCACCCGAATTGGACCAAGAGATCACAGACGTGTTCAAGAAAGCCAACTTCACACAGGATCAAGTGAGAACGGCCATGGCCCTGTATTCAGATCAATTGGCCAAGATACAGTCGCAGATACAGGCCGCACCAGTGGCAGATCTACAGGCAGAATCACAGACATTGAAGAAGTCTTGGGGCAATGAATATCAAACACGTTTGGAAGCAGTCAAGAACTTTTCCAGCACACTACCAGAGCGTGTGTTGAACATGCCTTTGATTGACACAGCGGAAGGTATCCAGTTCCTTGAATCTTTGATGGAGAACAACAGGATGCCAAACCCCATCACAAACACACGTGCGGCACCCACACAGGACATCAATTCAGTGAGGGAACAGATCAGGGAAATGAGGGCAGATCCCAAGTTCAAATTACCTCCCGGAGATCCAGTCCAAGAAGCACACATGCAGAAGTTGTATGCTTTGTATGAACTACAAGATAGACTACAAAAAAGAGGCAACTAATGAGATTGGCCGACAGCCTGGACATCAGGGACTACGTGGTCACATTCAAGAACTTGTTGAGTCAGGACACCTGCACACAGTTGATGAACTGGCTCACCACACTGCCCGAAGCCGACAATGCTTGGGACGGTTGGGAAGTGGCCAAGAGCGCAACTGGGCATGACAAACAGGAAATAACAGAGCATAGGACCTGTCATTTCACCATGTTAAACGCACATAGAGCACCGAATTTTGCGAATCTTGAGATGGCCTTACACCATGTGAACGAGAAGTACCCTTTCCAGCACAATTCACACTCACACACCGGTATCCAGGTGTTGCGATATCAACAGGGACACAAGTTCCAGGAACACATAGATCACTATTCAGGTGGTCCAAGAATACTGTCAATCAGCATACTGCTGAACTCGGACTACGAGGGTGGCAGATTCAGTTTCTGGCAGGGCAGGCACAGTGCGGAAAAATTCTGTGAGCCCGGAGATGCTTTGGTGTTCCCCAGTTCATTGAGCTTCCCACATCAAGTGGAACCCATCACTGCGGGCACCCGATACTCAATGGTGATATGGACACAATGAAAAAGAAAGATTCAAGACCCATCCTATGGCACATATATCACACAATCCTGGCCATTGAATTGGCCCTGGTGGTGATCATACAGACCATAAGCCTGGTACATCATTGGTAGATTTGGTAGATTTGGTGTTTTTGGTATAATTTGGTAAGATCAACTCCGATGGTCCAGCCCTTCATTCGTAGAATTTGGTAAAGGTAAAGCCCTTCATTCGTAGAATTTGGTAAAGGTAAAGCCCTTCATTCGTAGAATTTGGTAAAGGTAAAGCCCTTCATTCGTAGAATTTGGT